GCCCTGGCCTGCAGGTCGAGGACGAGGTCGCGGATGGCGGTGAGACGCTGGACGGGGGGCTGCCCCTCGGGGACGGCGACGATGATCGTGCCGTCGTCCGCGGCGGCGCAGAAGGCGCGGAAGCCAGCGGCGAGCTCGGGGGCGTCCTCGCAGAGCGCGGCGAGGCTGAGCTCTTCGAGGACGATGCCGTACTGCTCGACGAACGCGGGGATCACGACCGTGGCGGCGTACTCGTTGGCGAGGGCCTCGATGCGGTCGAGCCGCTCGCGCTGCTCGGCGACCTTGGCCATCAGCTGCGTGGCCGAGATCTCGGCGAGGTCGCCCGCGTTGCCCTCGGTGTAGGCGACGAGGGTGGGCCGGCCGTCGTCGAGGTCGTACATGATCTCGGCGGTGAGGCTGGCGGTGATGCTCTGCTCAGGCAGGGTCGACGCGGATGCTGTCGGGCTGGTAATACTGCTCATGTCGGCTTTCCCCGTTCTTACTTCGCGGTAGGTGTGGAGTGCTCGACAGGAGCCGCCGGCTGGTACCCGGCGGCTTCGCTGTTTCCGGCGGACTCGCCCGGCTGGTACTCGGGCGAGGCGCCGTTCTCCTCGGTCAGGCCGAGGAAGTTCAGAAGCTCGCTGCGGCGGACGCGGAGCGCGCGGGCCCCGAGCTTGATCACGTCGACGGGGAACTCCTCGTCGCGGATCAGCTGGTAGCCGAGGTCGCTGGAGATGCCGATGGCGGCGAATGCGTCCTGCGCGGTGGGCATGGCCGGGAGCGCAAGCACTTCGGCGGCGGTCAGGGCCCGGGTCGTCATGCCGCGTCTCCCTCGACCTGGTCGTCGGCGTCGCGGTCGATGAGCTCGTCGATGCTGAGCCCGTAGGTGTTCGACAGGACGAGCAGGGTCTCGGCGGCGGGCTTTGCGATGCCCCGGCAGATCCGGGACAGCGTGGACTGGGCGACCCCCGTGCGCTTCCAGATGGCGTAGCTGGTGAGATCGCCCTTCGCTGCCGCTGCTGAGCGCAGCCGCTCGGTGCGAAGGCGGTAGTGGGGCATGGATGTCTCCTTGCTCGAACGGACGCTGTACGTCCGTGCTAGTAAGTACGCTACGCCCCGGATTAGCGTTCTCACAAGGAAGCTAAGCCTTCGTTTGGCTCTGTAGCAGTCCCGTGACACAGGGGAGCGTCCTCAAGTGCTTCTAGTCGCGCACGTACTTGCTTGCTAGCGTGTACGTATGACGACCGAAGGAGACCCCGCCCCCACGCGGGCCCAGAAGTTCGGGGAGTACGTTTCTCGGGCGGCTCGGGCCGCCGGATACGACATTGACAGCCCTCGCGGCGGAGGTAAGAAAGCCCTGGCCGCGAAGGCAGGGATGTCCCACGCCAGCGTCAGCAGGATGCTGGCCGGCCAGACGATCCCTGACCCCAAGTTCTTCGAGTCTCTGGCCGACGCCCTGGGCCTGAATGTCGGACGCATGCTGGTCGAGGCCGGAGTCATCTCCGAGCGCTCGCTCATGCATGAGGAACGGCGGCCGCCGCAACCGATCGATCCGCGTGAGATGGCCCGCAGCCTGGGCATCACCGCGCCCGAAAAGATCGATGCGTTCGTGGCCATGGCAAGGGCGCTCGTGACAGAAGACAAGGGCGAGGGTGCTAGGAGGAGCGCGTGAGCCGCAGCGAAGAGCAGGAGTGCCCGGACGATTGCAGAGCCTGTAGCAGCTGGCTACTCAGGGCGGTGTACCACGCGCGCACTATCTGCGCCTACGTCGCCGTTGTTGCGGGAGTAGCGGCCCTCATCTGGGACGTCTCTTGGTGGCCTCTCTGGGGGGCTGCCAGTACATGGACTGGCATCACGGCTGGACTGTGGGCGCCCGTCGTCCCGCTCATGATCAAGAATTGGTACCTGCGCAGGCAGGTCGCGCACAGGAACGAGCTGATCGTGAAGCAGCGCGACCAGCTCCTGGCGCTTCGGCAGGAGAGGATCCAGCTGGAGTTGCTCTACTCGCAGCGCCAGGCCGAGATCGCCCAGAAGAACGCTTACATCACGGCGCTCAAGACCCAGGCGCTGGAACTGGAGCGCCTGGCTGTCCAGCGCAAGTTGGAGCAGGAATCCCGGGAGGCCCGTCGGCGCCTTGAGATTGCCTGTGCTGCGATCGAGGCGGACCGGCTTGAAGCCGCGGCCTGGCGTATGGAGTTCACGGCCAAGCAGTTGGAGAACAAGCTGAACCAGGCAGACCTCTTTGAGAGCCTGGAAGCGATCGACGACAATGCCCAGGACAGGATCCTTGCCGCCTATGAGCAAGGGTTTGAGCACGGACAACGAGGAATCGTGGTCCCCATCAAACAGCTGCGGCACTTGAGGGTCGTCGACGAATCGGCCTAGGGGGGTCGGATGCCCGCACAGCGCCGCGCCGGCGGCATCAGCAAGAGGTGCGAGTGCCGCGGTACGGACGGGAAGCGGCTCGGGGCGAAGTGCCCGCAGCTGTCGAAGCGTTCGCACGGCAAGCCCCGCGTCAGCCAGGAACTCCCCGAGGACGCCGAGGGCGGGCGCCGGCGCTTTCAGCGCACCGGCTACGCCGACACCAAGGAAGCGCAGAAAGACCTCGACCGCATCCGCGCCATCCTCGACCTCGCCGGGGACGACGAGGACGGACAGCGCCGCGTCGGCGACCTCCTGGCCGAGCTCCAGAAGACGCGCGGCCCCGTCCCAGAGCCGACCGAGGTGTCCCGGAAGCTGGGCGTCGGCGTGCCCCTCGACGGGAAGACGACCGTCGGCGACTGGCTCGACCAGGTCATGGCCAGGAAAGCGACCAGGACCACCACGAACCACGGCTATAACAGCCACATTCGCGTCCACCTCAAGCCAGCGCTCGGGCACCTGCGCATGGACCGGCTGACCGTCGGCCACGTCGAGGACATGTTCAACGCGATCGACGACCGCAACGACCTCATCCGCGCCGAGAACGCCGCCCGTCGCGAGCAGGAAGCGCGCGCCAAGTGGTCGAAGCCGGGCAGGCCTCCGGCCAAGGAGCGTGAACGGCTGGCCGCCGAGCGGGCCAAGCTCGCCGAGATGCCGCCCTACCGGAAGGTCACCGGCCCGGCCACGAAGCAGGCCATCCGCCGCACGCTCCGCATGGCCCTCAACAAGGCCATCGCCAAGCAGCTCATCACCTTCAACGCGGCCGCCCATGTCGAACTCGCGCCGGCCGCCCGGCCCAAGGGTCTGCTGTGGACCGACGAGCGCGTGAAGCACTGGCGCAAGACGGGCGAGAAGCCGGGCCCGGTCATGGTGTGGACACCGGCGCAGCTGGGCCGGTTCCTCGACGAGGCCGAGATGGATCGGCTGTACGCCTTCTTCCACCTGGTCGCCCATCACGGCCTGCGCCGGGGCGAGGGCGTAGGCCAGGGCTGGGCGGACTTCTCGCCTGAGCGCAAGGAGATCCGGGTGTCCGCCGAGATCGTGGTGGACGGCTGGACGCCGATCGAGACGGCTCCCAAGACGGACGGGTCCGTCGGCGTGGTGAAGCTCGACGCGGGCACCGTGCGCGTCCTGCTCCAGCACCGCGAGCGGCAGCAGCGGGAGCGCGAGGAATGGAACGCCCGGGCCGCCGAGGAACGGGAGCGGGGCGAGGACACGGCGGACTGGGTGGACACAGGGAAGATGTTCACCGCCGAGGACGGGACGTGGCTGCACCCCGACGTGGCGAGCAAGGCGTTCCGCCGGATCTCGGACGCGGCCGGCCTGCCCCCGATCAACCTCCGCGACCTCCGGCACGGCGCGGCCGCGCTCGTGAAGGCCGGCGGGGGAGACCTGCACGACGCGAAGGTGAAGCTGCGGCACTCGACGATCACTCTGACCTCGGACACGTACATGGAGCTGTTCGAGGAGTACGAGGACGAGCTCACGGAGAAGGCAGCGGCCGCCGTGCCGAGGGCCCGCAGGGGTGACGCCAAGGAGCCTGCGGAGTAGCCTTGTTGGTGGACAGCAAGAGGCCTCGTCACCACAGGTGGCGGGGCCTTTCTGCTCAGCCAGTGCTCAACCGAACGTCAGCGAACGGGACCGGATGAGACCCGACGAGACCGGATAACAAGAGATCTTGAAGGGTCGGCAATCAGGCCGTGAGCTGGGCAGGAGCGGGTGCGGGCCGACGAGACCGGATGAGATCGTTCAGGCCCCCATGGGTCCTCCGCAGACTTTTAATCCATTGGTTGTGGGTTCGAGTCCCACAGGGCCTACAACGGAGCCCCAGTTCAGAGCACTTCTGGACTGGGGCTCGTAGCGTTTTTGGACCCTTGGAGATCGTTAGCTCAGTCGACGCTCAGCCGAAGTGCTGCCGATCATGAACATGGAGCGGCCCCAGCCGGGTCGGGGGTCCCAGCTGGGGCCGCGAGGCCGCCCGCCCTCCGGGGGATGCGCGAGGGCGAGCGGTGGCGTCCCGTCACCGGCGCGAATCGGCGGCGCACCGGTGACGGGGGTCTACGTCCACTCGGTGTTCGCGTAGTGGTCCTTGTGCCCGCCCAGGGCGTGCGGGGGCCAGGTGCATCGGCCGGGCCCGTCGGGG